CCATCTACAGCGCCGACGATGTGCGCGCGCTCGAAGACATGAACCCGCGATCCGATGGCCGTGGCGGCGAATATGCGGAGCCGCCGAACACAGCCGGCAATTCCGAACCGAAAAAGGATGATGGCAATGAGCCTACGGAAGCTGCCTGAAGCGAAGACCTTCCAGCGCCCGCAGAACTTCCAGTGGGATGCGCCGTCCGACGTTCTCGCCCGCTGGGCGGAGATCGCGCCGCATGCCGCCGGCGACGAAAGCGACAACACGATCACCATGTTCGAGGTGATCGGCGAGGACTGGTGGACGGGCGGCGGCGTGACGGCCAAGCGCATTTCGGCGGCGCTGCGCTCGATCGGCGAGCGCGACGTCGTGGTGAAGATCAATTCGCCCGGCGGCGACATGTTCGAGGGGATCGCCATCTACAACCTGCTCCGGGCCCACAAGGGCAAGGTGACGGTACAGGTGCTCGGCTGGGCGGCATCGGCGGCGTCGATCATCGCCATGGCCGGCGATGATATCGTCATGGGCCTCGGCACCTTCATGATGGTGCACAACGCCTGGGGCGTCGTGATCGGCAACCGCCACGACATGCGCGACGCCGCGGATCTGTTCGACGGCTTCGATGCGGCAATCGTCGACATCTACGAGGCGCGGACCGGAAAGAAGCGCTCCGAGATCGAAAAGCTGATGGACGCGGAAACGTTCATGGGCCCGACCGAGGCGGTCAAGAACGGTTTCGCCGATTCCGTCGACGAGGGGATATCGCAGCCGGACGGCGATGCGAAGAACATGGACCGGGGGCTGATGGCCCGCCGGCAGACCGAAGCGGCGCTCNNAGACAAGCGTGCGGAGCTCATGAGCGAGCTCGGCGCTTCGGCGGCCCCGCGCGATGCAAGCCGCCATGACGCCCAGCGCGATGCAAGCGTCGATCCTGCCGCCCTCCGGCGGCTCATCCAAACCATGAAAACCTGAAAGGGTAATGTGATGAAGATCGCATCCATCTGCATCGCCGTCATCGCGATGCTCACCGTCGGCCTGGGCATCGCCCATGCCTCGCCGCTCGACCTCGTCTCGGCACTCAACCACCCCGCAACGGACGTGGTCACTGCAATGGGCATGATGATCCCGCTGAATGCCCGCGCCCGCGGCCTCATCGGCGTTCGCGCCGATACCTCCAACGCCACCGCAATCCTCGCCGAACTGCAGAGGACCTTCGAGGCGTTCAAGACCGAACACGAGGAGGAACTGAAGGGCATCAAGGCGAACTTCGCCGACGTGGTGAAGACCGAGAAGGTCGACCGCATCAACGCCGACATCACCAAGCTGCAGAAGGCGCTGGACGAAACCAACGCCATGCTGGCGGCGATCAAGGTCGGCGGCGCAGGCGACGACAAGCCGCTCTCGGCGGAGAAGCGCGAGCACGCGAAGGCGTTCAACCAGTTTTTCCGCCGCGGCGTGGACGCCAACCTGCGCGACCTCGAGGTCAAGGCGGCGCTTCGCACCGACTCCGATCCGGACGGCGGCTACGTGACCCCGGAAGAGATGGAAACCACCATCGACCGGGTTCTCGGCACCGTCTCCGTGATGCGGCAGATTGCCCGCGTCATGTCGATTTCGGCCGGCGTCTACAAGAAGCTCGTCAACCAGGGCGGCGCGACCGGCGGATGGGTGGGGGAGCGTGAATCCCGCCCGGAAACCAACACGCCGACGCTGTCGGAACTGGCGTTCAACGCCATGGAGATCTACGCCAATCCGGCCGCGACCCAGACGCTCCTCGACGATGCCCGCGTGGACATCGCCGCATGGCTGGCCGACGAGGTGTCCATCACGTTTGCCGAGATGGAAGGCGCCGCCTTCATCACCGGCAGCGGCGTCAACAGGCCGCGCGGCCTGCTTTCCTACGACACCGTCGCCAACGCTTCCTACACCTGGGGCAAGCTCGGCTATGTCGCGACGGGCGAGGCCGCCGACTGGGCAACGACCTCGACGACCGTCAGCCGCGCCGACGCGCTGATCAACCTCTACTACGCGCTGAAGCCAGGCTACCGGAACGGCGCGTCGTGGCTGATGAGCGACGCAGTGATGGCTGCCGTGCGGAAATTCAAGGATCCGGACGGTGCCTTCCTCTGGGCGCCGCCGACTGCGGCGGCCGAGATGTCGACCGTTCTCGGCAAGCCCGTCTACAACGACGACAACATGCAGGCCGTCGGCGCCAACGCCTACCCGATCGCCTTCGGGAACTTCCAGCGCGGCTACCTGATCGTCGACCGCATGGGCGTTCGCGTTCTGCGCGATCCCTTCACCAACAAGCCCTACGTGCATTTCTATACGACCAAGCGCGTGGGCGGAGGCGTGCAGAACTTCGAGGCGATCAAGCTCCTGAAGATCGCGGCGTCCTGACCGGACGCGGCGACAGCGATGAACCCCGGCCGGGCGCTCGCCGCCCGGCTTCTCCAGGCTTTCCATAAGGAGCAGTCCGATGAAGGACATGCACAGCAACATCAAGGTCCTGCACGCCATTACTCCGGCGGCGGTGGGTACGTCCGGCATTGCCGGCGGCAAGCTTTCCGGCATCATCGATCGCCGCGGCTACGAGTCTGTCGAGTTCGTGTTTTCCTACAGCACCAGCGCGACCGTCGCCGACACGATCACGCCGGTGGTCTACGAAGCGGCGGCGACCGGCGATTCGTTCACTTCCGTGGCGGACGCCGACCGCAGCGAGACGGCCATCGCTCTCACGGCAGCGGGTTCGAGCAAGATCGGATACCGCGGCAACAAGCGCTACCTGAAGCTGCGGCTCTTCGGCACCGGTCACGCCACCGGTCTCGTCGCCGCATCGGTGATCCTCGGCAACCCGAACATCGCGCCGCCCGTTTCCTGATGGGCGAGGCGATCGACAACTCGACCGTGCGGCTGGACACCGGAGCACGTGGCCATCCTCGGCCTCGGGCCTTCGCTCGCCGCGTTCATGGAACTGACGAAGCGCCTGGGCGGCAGGAACGGCTATTGCGACGAGGTCTGGAGCATCAACGCTGCCGGAAACGTGTTCGCCTGCGACCGCATCTTCCACATGGACGATCTGAGGGTGCAGGAAGGCCGGGCGGCGCTAAAGCCGGATGGCAACATCGCGGTCATGGTCGACTGGCTCAAGCGCCATCCCGGACCGATCTACACGAGCGTCGTGCGGCCCGGCTATCCAGGCCTCGTCGCCTTCCCGCTCCAGGAAGTCCTGAATTCCGGGAGCAGCGGCAATGGCGGGGTACCATACTTCAACAGCACGACGGCCTATGCCGTCGNNCCATCCACATCGGCGTGAAGCGCATCTCGCTGTTCGGGGTCGACTATACGCTGGCGAACTCGCACTCGGCGGAGCGTGGCCGGGCCTGTGTCGAATTCTGGCTGGGCATCGCCGCGGCGCGCGGCATCGAAATCACCGTGCCGGAGCAATCCTCGCTGCTGGACGCATGCGCGCCCGAACGCGAACTGTTCTACGGCTACGACCTGGTCGACGTCCATCTCGTTCCGCAAGACGACGGCACTCTGGCAGTCAGCTTCACCGATCGCGCCGATGCGCCAAGCGCCGCCGACATCGAGGCGCGCTACGACCATTCCCGCCATCCGAACCGGCTGATGACCGGCGAAACCAGAGGATCGTGACATGAAGGCCATCGTCGAGAAGTCATTTCGGGGGCTGGAAGACGGCGCCGCGCAGGTGCGGACGATCCAGCGGGGCGAGACGATCGGCGGGGACC